ATGATTGAGGATCTCACAGCGCTTTTTGATATGGCGTCGAGCTTTGCGAGGGGCGATTACAAGTTTCAGCGTGAAAATGGTAAGCTGGAGCCGGTGTCTCTCAGTGAGAGACAGAAATGGGTTCGTGTTGCAGCATACACGGCGCAGATCTTGGCCAGCGTCACAGACGGGCTTGATGAGCGTCAGATAGATCGCGACCTTACAGAGTTGGAGAGAATTGTTAGTGAAGCGAGAGCAAAGGGTAAGGCTGCAAAGATTGAAGAGGGAGCTCGACAGCGAGAGGAACCTCCCAAGTCTACCGAAGGATAAAGTCGAGTTCTTCGAGAGGGTTCTTAAGATTAGGCCTTACCCTTATCAAGCAGAGTTCTTGAGAGATCCTTCTCCGCTTAAGGTTTTGAGGTGGCCTAGGCGGGCAGGCAAGACCACCATAATGTCTGGAGACGATCTTTATTGTGCTATGCACTGCCCAAATTCGAAGATTATCATTACTATGCCCAAGTATCAGCAGATCAAGGAAATATATTTCCAAACCCTCCATGAGCATTTGGCCCGTATGGACCGTGAGATCTACGATGTTTACATTGAGTCCGAGCTGCAGACAATAATACACGTGACGAACGGAACCATCATTTTAGCTGAGACGCCGGAGCCCTTTACCATTCGAGGCCATGGACCTAGAAAGATAAGCATTGACGAAATGAACTTTATCCGCAAGGACGAGGATCTTTGGCTCAGTGCTCTGCTTCCGATGACTCTGACGCAGAGTGTGGATATTAACGTTGCAAGCACGCCTTGGAACAAGGACAGCATCTTTTTCAAGATGTGTTATGATAAGAGCTTCAGAGTCTTCAGCGGCAACATTCACGAGAGAGATCCACCGCGCTATTTTCTCACGTGGAAGGAGGTTCAGAAGCCGAACGGCCCCCTAGATCCTTCCCAAGTTGACATCATGAGAGAACAGTATGCAGGCGACCCTTGGCGCTGGCGTCGGGAGATGGAGTGTGCATTTATCGATGACGAGAGCGCGTTTCTACCTTCAAGCCTCATAATCAAGTGTCAGAATGAAGCATTAAACTTTCTGCCATTTGAAGAAAATGTCTCAGGCAACTTCTATATTGGCTGGGACTTAGGCAGAGAACGAGATCATAATGCTGTCGCAGTCGTTCAGAAGTTCGCTGACTATTCAGCGCTTGTTCATTGTAAGCAGTTTCCTTTAGGTACGCCGTACATCAGCGTTATGGGGTACATCAAGAGCCTCTGTGACCGGTGGCAAACAGTTCACAGCGTCTATTATGACCACACCGGAACAAAAGGAATGGATGAAGAGATCGATCGTGCAGGTTTCCCAGGCATCTTTGGCATAGACTACACGAAACCGAAGAAGCACGGGATGGCGACTCTTCTGAAGCAGCATATGATTACTCCGAGAGAAAGCGACAGAAAGCTCTTGCCGGAGGATGCTCGCAGAAAATTTGAGTTACCGTTTGACAAAGACGTGCAAGCTGAGCTAAATGTTGAGCAGTGGGAGCAGTCGAAGGGCAGCGAAGTCTACGCTTTTAGTCATCCAGAAGGGGCACATGATGATCGCTTCTGGGCGATTTGTATGGCTCTTTACGCGAGCTTACAGGCGCCTCCTCCAGGAAAGGGTGCGTTCATGCTTCCTCACTAAATATCAAAAGATTAGGTGATTAGAATGGAAGAAGAGATATTTTCGGCTTCGTCAAAAGATAGAATCATTAAAGCTCTCGGAATCCGCGTTGCGTGCAATCTTGAAGACCTGCATGTTTACGTCAACGGCGTCGACATCGTGAAATCTGTTGTCCTTGAAGAAGTTCGCATAACAATGAACAGAAAGGAAGAGAAACCTTCAGTCGTGACGACATAAGGAAGTGAGTTCTTTGCCATGGACAAGTGAGAAAGCTGAGTCTGCGTTTTTGGCCCAGCGTCTAGTCTCTCCTGATATTAGCAGACAGCAGATGGAAGAGGAGGTTCCTGTTTCTTGGAGAACAGATCAGTCTCTGATGGGCTACGTCAAGAAGTACATGATCGGAGCCACAGGGGTCGGCTTCGTCGTACCGCCTTATATGGCGTACTGGGAGCGTCTCTGGGGAGCTACACCAATCGAAGACTTACCGAAATACAAAGACATGTACACGTTTACACCGTACATTAAAGCAAGCATCGATGTCACGATTAATCTTGCCTTAAGCAACGGTTTCGAGCTTGAAGGCGGCAAAGATGAAATTCGCGAGTGGCTTACTGACTGGCTTGACGAACAGAACATTTTAGAAACTTTGCGGATTATTGGTGCAGACATGCTTATCTCAGGTAACGGTTATCTCGAATTGTGTCGTAACGAAAACGGAGTTGTCGAGTGGCTTAAGCCTCTTGACCCTGTTCACATGCGCGTAAGACGCGATGCTTTCGGTGACGTTTTCGGTTATGTTCAGCTTTTGACTTTTCCGCCTGTGGCGTTCGCTGCGCAAGATATTATTCACTTCAGGTGGGGCGCAAAGAGTTGGTGGTACGAGTTCAGTTACGGTACGAGCCAGTTGAGGTCTCTGCTCTTAATTCAAGCTTTGATTGATGACTTTCAGACCGATATGGCAACGATTATGAAAGTCTACACTAAGCCGATGCTGGTCGTTACAGCAGGGACTCCTGAGAATCCTTGGGCTGATCCACAGTTAACGAGTCTTGTTCAAGCTTTTGAAAGTCGGCAAGCTGCAACAGACGTGTTCGTAAGAGGCGACGTAACAGCCAAAGTTCTCCCAAGTATGACGAAGGAGATTAATGTCGAGTGGTGGCTTAACTATCTTCACCGTCAACGGATGGCAGTCTTGGGAGTTCCTAAAATCTTCTTGGGCGAAAGTGAAGGCACGAACAAAGCTACAGCAGACATCGTGATGCAGGAATACGTTACTAGGCTACGGATGATCGAAGAGCTAATCGGCGACATGCTTGAGACAGTCTTATTCAAGCAGCTAATCGAGAGTCAATGGGGTGAAGGCTTTGAGATTCCAAAGGTTAAGTGGCGTCCGATCTGGGAGCCGACGATACAGGAGAAGGCCGCTTACTACGTCGCGCTTGTTCAGAACAATATTGCTGGGATACCTGAAGCAAGACTAGCCTTAGGCTTGAGTGAGACGCCTGAAAAAGGCGAAGAAGCGACGAGCGCCGGAACTGCGCTGATGGAGAAGCCCGGACAACAGAAAATTGTAACACTGCCTCTTAAAACGAAGTGATTTTTTTGGCAAGCTTCGCAGAGGCTGCCGCATTCTACAGCCATTATGCTCAGCTTCCTCCTCTTCAAAGCTCGGCGAAGCAAAGTTGGATTTTTATCCTCGTTGATGATGGGAAACTTTGCGAGCAGTGTGATGAGTTTCGCGGAGAAGCATATCAAATTGAAGACCAGAGCGAACTTGAAGAATCTTTTCCTTACGGCGAGCAGCTTGATGCTAATACGTTCGCCTGTAATGTTCATCCAAATTGTCGTTGTATAGTTGAGAGGCAGGAATGAAAGCTACAAACCTCACAGTTTTCCTAGTTACGGAGAAGGCAAAAATGGAGAAAACAGACGTGAACATACAAGTATTGGAAGCGTTCGGGCGCAACGCACGCTTCAAGCGGAAATGGCTGAAAACCTGGGTCTATCTCGGCAGCAGGATACTTCGTTTTCCCGAGTACATGCAGACCATAATCCTCGAAGACGTCAACACGGCCATCAAGAACCGAATAGCAACGATGGAAATGATCATTGAAGCTGAAAAACGGCGAAAGCATTGAACTGTAAACTGTTAAAATGGTGGCCCCGGATGGCCTGCAGCAGCCTCTGCGGCTACACGAATGAGATGCGTAGGCCTCACCTTAGCTGTCTCTGGTGCCGGCTGCGAAGGCTCTTCTATGGGAAACTTGATCCTAAAAAGTACCACAAGAACAGGTACATGGGCGGAATGGTCTTCCCACCGAAGTACTTCAATTATGTCTTGTGCATCGACACGAGCCCAGGTCGCAGATTCCAGATAATCAAAGATTTTTTCTTGAAGTATTTGTTGACGATTTGTGAAGGGTTGGCGAACTAATATGCCCGGATTAGAGGAAGATAAGACAGTTTGGCGATATCGTGTTCAAGACCCAGAAAAGTTTGACAAGTTCCGCGTGAAAGAGATTGGGAGCGGCGGTGTCAAAATAACAGACGCCCGCGTGAAGGGTACGAACAGGTGGGAAATCCAGAACTATCTGTTTGATAAGAAGCGTTTCAAGACTCGTGAGCAGGTCAAAAATTGGATTGACAAGTATTTGAAGACGCAGATTCAGATGCTCACAGACTTCAAAGCTTGGAACGAGTATATCCGCAGAAACGTGAACGCTTACATACGGATTAGCAAAGTCGAGGGTTAATCTCGATATCATAGTTACTGCTTGATGCTGTCTTACATCTCCTTTCTCCAGCTTCAAGCAGTGACAATCAAATCGAAAAAGGAGTGATTAGTTTTGAGGTGTAACAAAAATGAGTCTTCAAGCAAGAGTTTGGAGTACAAAAGAAGTAAACGATCTCCTAGATAGTTCCTTCGCTTACATCGAGTCCGGAGGCAAGAAGGACAGCGAAGGCAAGACGATACCAAGAGGTCTAAGGCACTTTCCGTACAAAGATGCGAAAGGAAATATCGATGAGCCGGACGTGAACGCTGGCTTCTCGTATCTTCAGAAAGCGAATCTTCCGATGCCTGCGAAGAAGCGTATACACGCTGTCCTTATCAATGCTTGCAAGAGTCTTGGGAAAGAGCATAAACAGTGCAGTTTCCCGGGTTGCAATGGCTATTCTCCGAGCAAAAAGAGTTTCCTTGATGATCGTGCAGCTTGGGCCGCTTTGAACGAGAACTACGCGAGAACTCGCGGAATGAACGTCGTCTTTGGTTAAAGGTGAAAGAGTTTGCAGTTGACATATTTCGTTCCTTTCAAAGCCGCCGATAACGTAGACGCACAAATGGCAATCAAAGAGAGGCTTCTGCCGATCGAGGGTACAGCAATCGATACGAGCGTGAACGCAAATAAGTGGCAGGTCCCGCCAGAAGACCTTGACTTTTTCGTAACTACTCTTCAGGGTACGCAGCTTCGCATAGATCATGCAGAGAGCGCTATGGCTGTAATCGGTAAAGTTCCTGAAGGGAAGAAAGTTGGTGATACGGTACAGTTTAGAGCAGAGATTGGTGATCTCCCGATTATCGAGAAGGTCCTACGGGGCTATTTGACGCACGTCAGCGTACAGGTAGACAGCGACGATGTCGAATGTAGCAAGTGCAAAGAACAGACGCGAAAGGAAGGTATTCTCGTCCACCTTTGCCCAGGCGCCTGGGAAATAGTCCATAAACCACGAGTCAGAGAACTTAGCATCGTCGCGAGTCCGGCCTACAAGAAGACTGAGTTTAAACCCTTAGGCTTTGCAGCAGCCATGAATGAAAGTCAACTTAATCTGAGTGTCTCAATAGCTTACAATTCTCCAATCTGTAATGGTTGTAAAGGAAGAACAGACCCACATATCACTGATCACGGAAGATGTTTGACGCCAGGCAATCCGGGACCAGGATGTGTGGAAAATTACGCAGTAAAAGCACGTATAGAGTCTCAACGAAGGGATTTTCTCAAGAAACTACTCGCTGCGAGATTGGCAATAGCGAGTTTCCAGTTATCGGAAGATAACAAAGATGTGGGTTCTAAGGGAAACCTGCAAGAACCTGAAAACAAACTTAAAATTAAAAAGGAGGTGAAGCCATTGTCTGCACAAAATAATGGGCAGCAAGCGGCTTCTCCGCATCAAGCACAAGGCGTAACGAATGTCGCTCCCGGAGAGGGAGCACCAAAGCAAGTAACCTACGACGAACTAACAAATCAAGTAACGAAGCTGTGGGACCAGCTTAAGACTGCAGGCACAGACGCAGAGATCGATGCTTTAGGCAAGAAAGTCGCCGAGATCGAAGCCGAAGTTGCGAAACGAGCAACTAAGAAGGGCCTTACTCAGAAGCTAAATGAGCTCTCTAAGAAGATGAGCGAAAGCGCGGCTGACGCAGCAGACGCAGAGTCAGCTAAGAAGGGCAAGAAAGGCGAAGACGATGCTAGTGAAGGCGACGGCGACGAAAAGAAACCTGTACCGCAAGCAGAACCTGCAGAATCAGCAAAGCGAAAAGCGACGGGTAAAGGCATAATCTCAAGCAAAGAACTTGACATAGAGCAGAATAATATAGACCAGAATGGTCCATCTGCTCCGTGGTTCCAAGACTTCCTAAAAGCTAACGCCGCACAGAAAAAGCTCGGGCGCGCAACTTTCTCAGGCTAAAATGGTGATGCTAAATGAGTTCACCAATTTTCGAGAGTGGAAGCCCGCTCATAAATGATCGTTTCATCAACTCTTACATCGCAGGCGAAAATCTCAGTCCCGGCTCTCTCGTTGAGATGACTGCTGATTGGACCGTGAAGAAAGTCAGAACGCAGAGCAGCTTCAAGGTCGTCGGAATAACTCTGACGAGCGCAGTTACAGGTCGTCAGGTATCAGTAGTGGGAAGAGGTCAATGTAGAGTCATTGTCTGGGGCACAACACTCGTTTACGGAGATCAATTCGCAAGCGGCGGCGCCGGCGACACAGGAGGAACTGTAAGCGCTGGTACAGCAATCCAAGATAACACAAGCAAAAACACAAGCATTCTCGGAAACGTAGTGCAGGGCGGCCCAAGCGGTGGCACAGCCATCGTTAACCTCTGGTAAGGTGACTATTAATGACAATGGTTAGAGATGCCTTTACATGGGTTGACTCAGGGGCTGTAGCGTATCCCGCATTACATCAGCATATTATCGAACTAACGATGCCCGCATTGCTCGTGAAGCAGCTATTCCCAGAGTTTCCGCTCGTAGCTGGTAGGACCGCAACTTTCGTGAAGGAAGTAGGCAGTAGAGTAGCTGCAATCAGCGAGATCAGCGAAGGTGTAGAAATTCCTATGGACTTCACACCGCTCGGCTACGCGACAGTCACGCCGTATAAGAAGGCTCTCAGAGAACGAGTATCACGCGAAAACATTGAAGACCTATACATCCCAGTGATCGAGCAGCAGCTTCGCAGATTAGCGCGAAGAATGGCTTACACGATCGACTTAGACTGCCTTACTGTCATCGGCAACGGCGCAGGAGTCAGCAGTGCAGGAACAGGCTGGAGCATGGGCGCAACTGGCACAAGATTCCAAGTGTCAGCAGGTACAGCATACGGAGTCGGCCAAGAGGACATTCTCTGGGCCAAAAGCTACATCGAAAGCAAGAGTTTCAAGCCGACGCACATCATCGTGAACCCGATTAACGCGCGAGACCTTTACGAGCTGCCAATGTTCAGCTTGTGGGCTCACTACGGCGAAACAATCACGAAGGGTGGAGTCATCGGCACAGTCTATGATATGCAAGTGCTAGTCACAGCAGCGCAGAGCGCAGGAACAGCGTACGTAATAAGCTCCGGAGAGAACCCAAGCGGCGCTTATGCACCTATGGGCTTCTTCGTCATCAAACGGCCGTTGATGAGCGACATAGACATCAGGAAGGAGTTCGACTCTGTCGACGTCATGCTGACGACAAGATACGCACCAGTTGTGCTTAACGGAGACGCTATTGTCCAAATAACGGGTCTCAAGACAAGCTAGACATTCTGAGAGATAAAGAGTTTCTAATCTCCCTTTTTTTTGTTTTTTCTAAAGATTTTAGTTGTAACGGAGGTGAGAAGTCTATGAAATTAACAGCAGCACAAGGCATCGCCCTTGTAACGCTCATTTTGGGCGTCATTGGCGGTGTTCTCAGTGAAGTGAGTGCGTATATCCAGACTATTGACTTATCGTGGCTTGGACCGTATGCAGTCCTTGTCAAGGCTTTCTTGACAGGTGCGCCGTACATTATTGCAGTAACCTGGCTCTACAACATCTTCGGGTATTTAATGCAGAATCAAACAGTAAAATCAACTCCTCTCCCGTTTGATCCTCAGAAATTCGTTCAGACCCTTACGCTGTTCATAAGCACAATCGGCCCAGTATTTATGCTTGCGCCAACGCCAGAGTTGAAAGCAATCGGTTCGCTTATCATCTTTATTGCAACGGCGCTCTTGAAGACATGGCAAAACATTACGACGCAAATGTCAGTATCGAACTTGGCACTAACGACAGGACCAAACGGAATAGCTGAAGGTGTTGATAACGGCTCGCTTGTTTTCTGGTACCCAGGCCAGTCAACGCAGCCCGCAGGGACAATTCAAGTTCCGTACGGATTATCGATGGCAGCGGCACAAGCATGGATCACTGCGCACCCCGGAGGAAAGTAAAAATCTTCCGTTCTCTCCTTTTCTTTCTATCTTATTATTCTGCGATAAAGTTCTGGATTAAATCCGGGCTTCGCAAAAGGTGAAAATAGTTGCGTAGAATAAGTATGCGAGAAAGACTCTCGAAAGCAGTGCTAATTCTAGCTGTTGCGCTGCTCTTAGCTTCTCTCACCACTTTCCAATTTAGAATAAGCATTGTCCACGCGACCATTACGGGCGATCAGCCCCCGGCTTCTGGCGATTGGACAATTTCGACGACTCCAGGCACCACAGTTTCGAACGAGCCTAACCTCATCATCAACGGCAGCATTATAGTCAACAATTATCGCTATTTCCAAGTCTACAACAGTACCATAACAGTCAACGGTAACTTCACGAACGTCGGAAATGGGAACATCGTCATCTCAAACTCGACGTTTCTCTTCAACATGACTCGCACGAACAATTATGGCTCATACATTATGCTGAAGGGCTCGCCTAACCCCTTCGCAGTCAACATCACGAACAGCAGATTTCTGAATAACACAAACAACCGCAACTACTTGGACCTAGAAAACAATATAACTTTAGTGAATGATGAATTCCGCGGCTTCGGCGACAATGTCATAACGGATCTTTACGGAATCGTCATCCAACCGAGCAGTTACAGCGGAAACTTCATAATGCAAAACGTGCACATTCATCAGATTAACGCGTCAATACAACTTAGACTCTGTACTGCAGGGTTGATAAGCAACGTAACTATCGACGAAATTCAACAATTCTTTGGGCTTGGTCTCGGCGCATCAGGTTACGTTAGCGCTCTGAATATCTACCAAAGTCAGAACATCGTCATAAGTAATCTGACGATCAACTTTACGCAGACGATCGGAACACACGCGATGAACACGCCAACGGTTAACGGTTTCGTCTTCTCCACAGGAACAACAAACATCACAATGAATAATGTCACTGTCCAAGGACTCTACCCAACGCTTAACCTTGACAGCAACCCGAATGACATAACACCACATTTTGCATTCGACCCTGGCACTGGAACGTCAGTCTTTAACAACTGTACATTCATAGGAACCGGAAACGCGCTCACGAACACGAAAGTAGGCGGCAATCTCACAATCAATGGCGTATTAATCTTGAATGACTCAGACGGTTTTGAAGCATCCACAGACGGCGGCGGCAATCTTACAGTTTATGATTCCACGTGGATAAACTCTGATGTTAGTATGCAATCAAACAACACCGTGAATTTCATCCGACCTACATTCATCGTGAACGACTCAACACTGAGTTACCACGGCTTCGTAAGCAACTTTGCGAGCGGCTACCTCTGGATGACAAACGCAACCTTCGGACCGATAAACGATTCACAAGTCTTCGAACAATTTGACGAGAATACTGGCACGGACTTAAGCGTTCCAGCGCATGTCTGGCAATTCTACAATTTCACAGCTGACAGTTCTTACGTCGAAATGTATGAAGAGGAGCCAACATACGTTAATGGGAACGCGACGTTCGCGAACGTCACGTATGGAAGCAAAGTTTTAAAGTACACCATAAACGCTCCCACTGGCCAAAACTCGACTTCATATGCCTATACTCCGAATGGAAATGTCCAAGTCGTAACGGGCTCAACGGGATACTCATATAACGCATCAGGAATAATAACAGTCAACGCAACAGGGACTGCCACGATAACTCTTGATTGGAACATCTATTGGATGAACTTCTCATTCTTCAGCATGACGAATAGTTCGATTACCACGGAGACTTGGCAACTCTATAACGGGACACAGCTTCTGAGTTATCAGCAGGGTCAAGCAAGTCTCTACGCTGGAACGTACACGCTGGACACATACTATCACGGTTTTCTACTCAACATTTCAAGCCTTCCAACAACGACTTACGGGAACGCAGTCGCTAACATCAGCTTGAATATGTATCCAGACGCAAGCGGCTACGTCGCAGCGAACACGACATTCACGGGAATCAGCCTAATAGAGAACCCGAATGTTACTCCCGGCTCGACGATCTTTACTGCCACAGCGGCACACGTACTCTTCATCGTTGACGTTAGCAGTAACGTAAGCAGCGTAGTCTTAGACGGCAGCAGCACGAATGCTTGGACTCAAATTAACGGGACGGTTACATACATTAACTTTACAGACGTCTCGTTTTCAAGCGTTGAAATCGACTATTTCCCACCAACGCCGCTTTCTGCGCCCTTCTTCGCGATTACTGTTGCTCTTGTTACTGTAGGGTCAGGCTTTGTCTATTGGTTCTATCGGCGAACTCACAAATCTCGGAGTGGAACGACTTGACAGAATACGAGTCGAAACAAGGTACTTGGAGTCTCGCAAATAATATTCTCCAAGGAATCGTAGGGATTAATAAGCGCGCGCTCTGCGTAGCCGGAAGCGAAACTGACACGGCTTACAGCGTACAGGCATTAGTCAATCAAGCATCAGGAACTAAAGCGTCAGTTGTCGTATTCTACACTGAAGATGAGAACTTTAACCCTATATACGTGGAATGCGTTCTCGACTTCGGCGCCGGAAGGCTTCATATCGATCTCGTAGACGCTGCACAAAGAGCGATAGTTGCAGAGATAAGTTTCTCTCTCACACTCGGAACTGCGTACATCGTGAAGGTAGAAGCAAGTACGTACTCAGACGGCACGGGCTACGTGCGGTTTCTCGTTAACAATGTCGTGCAACTCTATATAGAAGACCTCGCAGCAATCTTCACCGCTGGTATGGCAGGCTTCGCATGTGAAGGCATACTCGTCACAGACGGCGCTACTTTCTCGAATGTAGTCATTCAGAGCTTAGTAATCACAGCGCCTCCAGCAGCAGGAGTATTTCCGATAACGGCAGCAGATGTCGCTGCACAGCTTAACGCTTCCGGGCCTGATGCAAATAATAACTATACTGTCTACGGCTTAACGATCACACAAGCGGCGATTCAAGCTCACATAGACTACGCGAACAACTACATTAATGCCATCTTGGGCGCAAACTTGCTAAGTTCTGATCCTAAGTATCCGATAGCGGTGATAGCCTGTCTCGACCTCGCATGCTTGCGTGCTCTTGTCGTGAGTAGCGGTGGCTCTCTCACAGGTGCGTATGACTACTTCCTCGGTGACTTGCGAGTGACGCGTGCTGCGCCGTATGCGAGCGCTCTTCAGAGAACGACAGATAACCTCAAAGCAGACTTGGTAAAGCAGATCGTGAACTTGTCGACAGCAGTGAAGACGGCTGATGCTTCAGTTGCCGGTAATGTCCCAACTTACAGAGGAGGGCTAACTAGTCCATGAGTCAACCTATTCCTGGAAACCCGCAAGTCTACGGACCCTACGACTTCAGCTTACCACAAAGGTCTACTGGAACAAGAACTGTCTGGAGCGGAAACTACATCTTCGCACGGGTAAACGGCCAGAAACTTATGCTAACGTCTCAAGAATTCCAGAACTTGCTCAATCAGGGCGTTGATGTCGAAGTAAGAACGCCTGGAACGTGAAAAGATCATAGGCATACCTGTACAGAATCCTTTTGACCCGCTGATGTTACTAATGAATAATCCTAACGCTCCTGATCCTAGTATCGCTCAGATCATAAGCAGCCTCTTGCAAACAGACTGGGCTCTTGCTTCACCCGGCGTGAAAGACATAACATGGGCAACGACGAGGTTTGATGCGGCGCAGGATGTACCCGCTAACTTTGTTATCTCGTGCTATAATCCTGCTGGTCCTGTTACAGCAGAACCACTAAGTCGAGAAGCTTGGCAGATTCTTGAAGACGTTGTCGTTGATATCCTCGTAAAAGTCTCTGCCGGTACGGCTCTTGCAATAAGCACGCGAGAAAGCATTCGGCAGCAGGTTTACAGCATCATTCAAGCGAACCAGTTTAACGTACCAACGTGCAGTGATATTTGGCCGTTGCGCGAGAAAGAGAAAGTAGAGAGCCCAGAGCTAATACGTCTTACGATCATGTTTAGGTGCAGAAGCTTCAAGATCACAACTTAGAGGGCTTAACTCATGAGAGGCCATAAAAATAGGTATCGTAGACATCGCCAACTATCTGGACAAGAGAAAGAAACAATAGCATTATGTGATGCTCGTTAGAGGGCTTTTATGAGCGCAGTCATTCATGTTGAGGTCTTACACGCTCAGGAACTCGCCGATGACTTGCAAGGTTTTTTCGTTGAGACGATAACTCAAAAAGTGAGCGATGCGATCTCAACAGTCGGCTACCGGATGCGCGATACAGCTTTACAACTTGTTCCGGTTCGCACAGGCTACCTGCAAAGCACGATAGGTTTTGAGCAGATAGCAAGTTGGGCTTTTCGCCTCTTCGCGCGGGCTCTATACGCGCCTTATGTAGAGTGGGGCACACACAGAGCAGCAGCGAGACTCTTTATGAAGCATGCCGTTGAGCAGCATCGAGACGAGATGGCTCAAGAAGTTGACAACGCAATCGCTAGCGCTATCGAAGAACTTTATGCGTTGTGAGAAGATGGACCGCTGGCTTAAGCTTCACATCTTCAAGACTTTCTTTAACGCGAGCGTTAGAATCCTGAATCTTGCCACACCGAAAGTAGAGGCAACGTGGCCTCAGAGTAAGATCGTTAGCAACGTATTCGTGAAGCTGTACAATACACATAAGATAGAGGCTTTCTGCGGCAGATTCGATGACGTTCCCTATCAGAATCTTGCAAAGCTGAAAGACAAGAATTTCTTCAGAGTTTTGCAGTTAACTGAGAAGCTTCTGCTTTACTTGGGTGAGATGGACCGGTATTATCGTCAATGGCTCGGCTTCGTCTTCCTTCTTACTGAAGATGAGCTTAAGCGGCAGAAAGAAGCCTTAACTTATCAGGATTTCTTCGGTCTCGTTAAGGCTCAATGGGAGTTTAATATGGGAGGAGCCGTTCCTGAGGAATACTTTAACGCTCATAAGGAAGATTTCCTGGATATAGTTCTCGCAAACTTCCTTATGAATCTCGCATAAAACTTGAACAGAGGTGAAAATAGCATGAGCACACCATTAATAGGTCGTAACGCCGTTGTCCAATACGTTTCTGGCGGAACATCGATAACCATAGGCTTCGCTCAAGGCGCTACAGAAGATATGACTGCTGACTTGATCAAAGAGTTTCAGATGGGCAGCGACAAAGCAGCCGTTCTCGCAGCAGGTAACAAGCATTTCAAATTAGCAGTTGACAGGATGTACATAGACAACGCCTTCGGAGCAGTCCTCTATGGAAACCAAGTTGTTGACTTTGTCTTCGGCCCAGCAGGAACAAGTGGTGGAAATCAGAAGATAACTATAAAGAACGTCGTTCTCACAGCACGAAATGTGAAATACGACCAGAAGGGCATTGTCGCCGAGAAAGTAAGTGGCGAAGGAAACGACCGTATAGTAAGCACGTTCTAAGCATCCCTTTTTTCTTCTTTTCGCCGCGTTTTGCGCTAATTCACAGTTTTGGAGGTTAAGATATGAGCAAAAATGAAGAAATAGACTGGAAGAAAGTAACAGATATGGAAGAAGCTCTCGGAGAAGCTCAGAAAGCTAAAGCGAAGAAGGCGAAGCTCTTTGACCCGAAGCAGCTTGTTACAAAGGCTGCTCAGATCAAGACTATGACGGACTCCGAGTTGGGCGTTATCTCTTTCGGAACTGTCGTCACTGAAGAACTTGTAGAAATTAACAAACTCGCAACGCCTGAAGAGAAAGGAATTCTTATGCTCTATAAGGCCCTACATAAAGCATACCCTGACATTACACTTGAAGACGTCAAAGCATTCAGCCTAGAAGACTTCACGAAGCTCATGAAGCTAATCTTTGGGAGCCAGGTTTTTTTCCCGAATCAGAAGCCGTCAGAGAATGGATTGAAAACTCCGGCGACGTTCAAAGGATCGGGTTCATAGCATACGCATTCGGCTACACGCTTGATGAAATCGGGCAACTTTCTCCCTTTCAAGTAGAGTTTCTGATTCAATGGTGGAATTGGTGGAATGAGCAGCGAAGTTGAGATACAGCTTACAGCAATTGACCAAGCATCTGCCGTTGTCAATCAAGTAGCCGAGAATATTCAAACTGCAGACTCACAAATTACCGAGAGCACAAATGCCGCGTCTAACGCGACTCAACAAGCAGGTCAGAGCACTCAACAGACAGCGTTAGGGTTCAATAACTTAGCAACTTCCGGTATGAGCCTCTACATGGCCATTGACAGAGTAGAAAACTCGCAAGTCGCGCTTGACAGGGCACACTTAGGCGTGGAGAAGGCAACGAACGCTGTTACTGCTGCTCAGACTCACTATAATGATGCTTGTGCAAAGTACGGTCCTAACAGCAAAGAAGCACAGGATGCGCTCGCTAAGCTTCAGACAGCACAAGAAGGTCTACAAGTCGCTCAAGAGCGTTCTGATATGGCTCAGAGAAACTATAACAACACTTTAATCTTCAGCGCGATGACTGTTGTCCCAAGCCTTATTACTGCTTTCACAAGTATAACAACAATCGGTCCAGCAGTAAGCGGCGCTGTTGAGGCAATCGGCGGAGCAATGGACTTTCTTGCAGCTAATCCGGTCGTGCTTATTATCGCTGGAATCGCGGCTCTTGTTATGGGTCTCATTTATGCTTATGAAAACTGCAAGCCTTTTCGAGACGCCATAAACGAGATTGGCATAGTGCTCGGCGGCGCCGTGATGACTGCTGTAAATGCAGTTCGTACCGGTCTGACGTGGCTCTGGCAGAACGTCTTAGCACCAATTGGAACCTTTCTAGCCAAAGATTTAAGCGCTAACATTGTTGCAGTAGGCGGCATAATCCAGTGGCTCTGGACTGATTGTTTTCAATTTCTTGAGAACGGTTTGATCTGGCTCTGGGATCATGTTCTGAAGCCACTAGCAGACTTCGTCGGAAATACGTTCAAAGGCGCTCTTGACGCTGTAGGCTCAGTTGTGAAGACAGTTTCAGGATTTTTTGGTGGATTAACCAGCGCCCTTGGCAGCTTATGCTTCGTTCATGCGACGCCGGCAGCGCAAGAGTTCAACAAGACAATAACTGATACAATCGGCTTGACGGATACGTTAAGTGGGAAACTTGGCGGTCTGACGAGCGGCCTTACAGGCGTTGCTGGCGGCGTGTCAGGACCTTCTCCCATAGGCGGAATAGCTGCAGCAGCTACGAGGGCACCTATTACTGTTACGATTAGCGCGCCTCTCGTACAAGTTCAGGGCAGCGCAGACATGGATACTGCACGGCTTGCTGCCCAGCTTGTTCAGGATAAGCTGAAAAATGTGCTCGTAGAGGCAAGCAGTCACGGGGCACTTGAAAGTCACAAAAGAGTAAGAATAGGGTGGAATGGTTAAGTATGCTGTTAAGCGAACAAGAAAGAATCCTCACAAATGAAAAGAATCTGCTGAATAATCCAAACACGTATAATCCGTCCACTACGTGGGGACAGATATTTGACTATGGCAACGTCACAACACCAGAAGACGGTATCGTTTTCTTCGTCTTTACCGTAAACGCGGGCCTAAGTGCTCAAGGAGATATCGAATTATTCATTGGCGGTATGCCTGTTGAATGTTGCTCACCTTCGCCGCAAACAGTAACAATGGTCGGAGGCGCCATCTGGCTGCCAGCAGGAACGTACGATGTTACTGCGTATGGACGGCAAACTGGATCAATGTCTGGACCATCAATTTCAAACTTGCAAGTTGGATTCACACAGTTTAACGACTGTACATCATACGCTTTACAGAATTCTTCAAGCTGCAGCCTCACAGTTCCAGCTCGCACGACTCCCGTCGGCCCTCTTAACGAAGCAGTTTTTGCCATAAACGCGACGGCGCTTGCACCTGTGAATCAGCTTGTTACAACTCTCTACATAACTGTTGATGGACACTTACAAATAAACGATGAGAGCGATTTCGGCAGCCGAGTAGCAACTGCTAAATGTTACTTGCCTCTTTCCGTGGGCACAAGCCACTCGATAAGCATAACTTCTGATAATGCTTCAGCAACGTTATACCTAAGCGTTATTGCTTGTCCATGGATTCTAACGACAGCAGCACGTCTTCATCAGCCCGTGACGCTGAGTTTTCCACAGATGAGTACTCTTTATTCAATTATCGGCATCCTGTTCAACGACGTCGTGAAAGAGTGCTTTGTCGGCAAGCCTAAAGGCGTGAGCTTCGGGTCTGAGGATTATTACGGTTATTCTTCAGCCGGGACGGGCGCAATAATCTCGTTTAGCTATACTTTTGACAGCGTCAACGCTACAGTTGTCACATTAAGTGCGGATGGGCTCGGCTGCTGCATAGATAACATCGCGGTGGATGTCAGATGACCACTGTAAGCGCCGGTACAGCGATCTTAAACGTGGCAGACTGGGAAGAAACTGCTGACAGTGCCTTCCATGAAGCGGACACTTGGGAGCAGCAGCAGTACAAGCATAAAGTCCGCGTGTACGGCAAAGTGCACAAGTGGGTTCTCTCGTGCTTCGAGAAAGACGTGTCATGGGCTAACAGCGCTGTAAACTATTTTTATGGGCTTCAGAGCGCTGGAACAGCCATAGCCTTGGGCAGTGACGACCCTCGCAGGCCTATTAGTCCACCCGTCAGCGTTAAAGTTGCTCAAGTCATGCTGAAGCTCGCGCTTGAAGGCACACAGAACATTCGCCGCTTCACAGTTGACTTCAGAGAAAGCTTATAGAAGCTCTGAGTTGGTCCGAATTTGGTATGGTTTAGAATGAATTGACTTGTACTGGAAGTGATGAATCTTTGAAGAAACTACTTGAAAACTTGGTTCAACATCTTCAGATTGGGGATCTTGTTCGTGTCCAGTGGTGCGACGCCAGCATAGGGAAAAGCCTAAGCACTGGCATCAATATTGACGTGCCCGTAGAAAGCTGGGGCGTGTACCTGGGGGTCCTGGGCGAGAAAGCGAAACACATAATTCTTGCACAAAATAACTTTCGGTACTCTGATGGACTTTTCGACCTTGACTATACGGCCATACCTCTTCAGTGGAGCGTTAGCGTAACAGTGCTCCTCAAGGGTCATGTCCACGCGGGTGAAGCGAAGCAGATGCTTAACAGTTTCCTCTTGGGTGGACGACGAATCTTGGCCAAGAGCAAACGGCAGCAGAGAGTGCGGAATCATCATGACCGACTGGATTAGAAGAGCTCTTACTCGTAAGCGCCTCGAAAAAGGCCCCAGGGCACGCGTCATCGTTATTGAGGAGCCCAACGAGAAGCTTGTCTACACTGTCAAATTTGCGCTTGGCATTACTGCATGTCTGTCTGCAGTTGAGGTTGCATATATCGCCTTTCTCGGCCGCTGGAACAGCGAGATCTTCGCAGCTATAATGGAGCTCATCGGGACAGTCACAGGTATATTCATCGGGCAAAAGTCCTAACTTGCGTCATTTCATTTTTTGGGTCGGTGGATAACGTGCGAAGACATGAGTTTTTCCGCATCAGGCACCTCCGCAGCACTTTTGATAGGTGTTCAGGCAAGTTCGTCATCAATATTGCTTATGAAACGTCGGTACCATCACATAGTAGTCGCGTTGTGTCTGTGGCCCAAGGCTTTGGCCTTGGTTTAGACAAGTGGGAGAAATTCGTGGTTTATGCTGACGTGCAGTTGAAAATAGGCGATCATGACATTGTGTATATTACTGGAGATTCAGGCAGTGGGAAAAGCGTGCTGCTGAAGGCACTGCAAAAGGATCTTCTTGACAGCGGTTTCACCGTGATCAACGTTTCCGACGTAAAGCCTGAGCTTGACAGGCCGCTTATTGAAACAGTTGGAAAGGAAGTATCCGAGGCACTTGGGCTTCTTGCAAGCGTCGGTCTTGGAGACGCGTTCCTAGTCCTGAGAACATTCGATCAACTTAGTGACGGCCAGAAGTACCGGTATAAGATTGCGAAGATGATGGAAAGCAAAGCCCAGTTTTGGGTCTTGGACGAATTTGCAGCCATGCTTGATCGCGACACGGCCAAGGTCGTGGCTTTTAACCTTCAGCGACTGGCTAGGCAGCACGGGAGAGCAGTGCTGGCTGCGACAACGCATACGGACCTCTTTGAAGACTTGAATCCCAGCGTTCACGTTAACAAAAGGTTCGGAAAAGAGATCACTCTAAAATACTTTCCAAACGAGCCCTCGCCTAAATGTAGCTTGGTCAGGGAAATGCGCATCGAAGCCGGCACAACCATGGATTGGAGAAGACTGGCAAGTTTCCATTACCGCAGTCACCAGATTGCTGCGCCACGAAAGGTTTTCTGTTTGAAGCGCGGTGAAGAGCTGTGCGGCGTGATAGTGTACTGTTATCCGGGGCCTGCATGTTTCGGCCGTAGGCTGGTTCTTCCCAAGATGAGCATGAAGGAATTGAATGAGAAGCTGAGTGTTATCAGCCGGGTTGTCGTGCACCCAAAGTACAGGACGGTGGGCTTAGGCGTTAAGCTTGTCAGGGACACTCTCACTTTAGCAGGCACGGAATATGTTGAAATGTCAGCTGTGATGGCGAAGTACAACCCGTTCGCAGAGAAGGCAGGAATGAAGAAGATTGCTGAACAACCGCCGTCAAAGGAAGCTTTGAGGATTGCAGAGATGCTTGAGCGAATTGGGTTTGACATTCAGTTACTAGGAAGCACAGGCTATGTCCTCACGAAGCTCCAGACTCTGAAGAAAAGAGACTTGGTCCAGATAAGACAAGCTTTCATCAGAAACCCTAACATGCGATTCTTGAAATCGTTTTCTTATCACCTACCATTCGGCATTAAAGGTGTGTACGCTCAGAAAATAGAAAACGCAAGCCTAGACAAGCTCGCCGGTTTGATCAAGATCTGCGGCTTTCTGCTGCAGACTAAAGTCTACCTTTTCTGGGGTTCTGTTACCTCTTCGGTTGATTAGACCGTTTCGCGTCCTTGTTACTTTTCGGTTGATGGGTTAGGCAGTTATTTGCGGTGAACTTCCAACTCACGCACGACTTTATATATTAAAGTATATGGTGTCTGGGTTCTGTAAACTCTTTGTTTGGTTGTTCTCCTTGTAAACTTTCGTTTGGTCACCAGAAACGAGCCCATACGAACGCTTGTGAAGGATTGGTGAATCACATCTAAGTCATTTTGAAATGCTTGAAAGCATCTTTGATGTTTTCTGTTTTCTCTGACGGACAAGGGTGATTTCTTTCTCCCAACCTGTTCCATGCTTTCCTGACTGGAAGACCGCAAATCTCTTTGACATGAGCAATCCAGCATGTTTTCGGTGTGAAACCATACTTTTGTTTGATATAATCCTGAATTTCTTCATATGTTGCCATGATGAACACTATCCCTACATATCAAAAAAGGATGACTAAGATTAACTCTTCTATGAAGGGAAAGAGGGTTCTGCAAAGTCTGCGGTGAAAACGAGCCCTTGCAAGCCCTGTAAAAAATCGGTGATGGATGTAAAACGAGTCCATAGCTGATTTTCTCCATGCGCCCTTCAAACAAGACCATGCGACCTACCAACTGACCGAAAAGTAACAACCTCACGAAACAGCCTCATCAACCGAAGAGGTAACAGAACTTAAAATCTCAACATCTAAATATGGAAACGACAGAATCAAGAGCCATGTCTCCTATTGGATATGCAGGAGCATTTTGGGAATCTTTCCTATCTCCAATATACCAGCTTATTTTAACTATTATTGGAGTGGTTATTGCTGGAGTGGCAGTTTATTATCTTCTGAGAGCGATAGGAAAGCCAAGGTTCTCCATCAAAACTTTGGTTAAAGGAGATAACTTGGGTTTTAGCGTGAGTGTTGAAAGAAATATGATTAAGGACGCGAGAGTTCGATGTAATAACATAAACTATTTTTGGGAAGATGGAACAAGGCTCGAAAGAAAGGATTTGTATGTTGGCGATGTTCCAAGCTCATTCTTTCCTTATCGAGTAAATGTCGAATATGTAAATAACATCTCTGAAAATTCAAGGACACATGAAGAAGAAGCGAGATTCCGTTGTGGAGTTTTGATTACTATCAAAGAAATAACAACGCAAAAAACCGTGCACGTTGAGGGGCACCCCATTCCAAAAAATTTCACGACACCCGTATTATTTGGCCGTTCCCCCAAGGAACCCATATTCAACGCGTCTATCAGAGTAATCGGAGAAGGCGTAGAAGAAAAAAGAGACTACTCCTTGAATGTCGGATTGAATAGCCTTATCGTTCCTGCCATCAAAGAAGGCAAGCCATTGATGGCTTATGTTTCATTCAGTTTTGCGTTGAAAAAGAAGTCTTTCTTTCGATGAAAAAGACAACTTTGGAAAGTCCCTCTCGGATTCGAGCCCACGTAAGAAATTGTCGTATG